CCCGAGTCCGGTCAAGCACACCTTCACCAGAGAAGCCAGACCGCCCCGCTCGTCGGCGCTCTAATGCTCAGCGTATTGCTGATTTGATGCGACAGAAGAACAAGGATGGGACACCTCGGTACGCCACGCGTGAAGCTGCCGAGGCCGCTTTGAAGCGCATGCGGAAAGATGAGCTACAACAAGCGCGCATTGATGCGTACTTAGCTGTAAGGGCGGACTTGCGGGGAAAGCCCTGTGGGGCCTCGCACATTCCGAAGGCGCATGAGTGCAGAAAAACAGCAAGCGGAAACTCTGCTTCTAAAAGTAAATCCTCTAAGTCCAGCAGCCGCGGTAAGAAACTGGCGCTTGCTGCAGGAGCCGCGGCTATTACAGGAGCGGCTGTTGTAGGCGGAAGGGCGGCGTTTAAAAATAGGCAGAATATACCTTTGTACAAAACCTCGGCAAAACATATCAACACTGGAATACAGAAGATGTCTTCTAAAAAAGTTAGGGACACGATTAGTAAGCTTCCTGAAAAATACCAAGGACCGGCCAGTAAACTATTAGGTAAAGCCAAAGTAGGTTTGGCTGTTGTCGCCGCAGACGCTCAAGGTCTTAAGCTGACAAAAGTAGATCCTACTAATAATTTCAGTACATTTAAAAATCCTCAAACCGGGCATGTCATGAGTGTCGGGGCTGTCGATGACACACTTGTCACATTTGTATCTACCCCTAGTGGTAAAGCGGGTTCTTTTGACAAGTTTGGTATCGCGTTTCAAACGGATCTAAGTTTTGATCAGAAAGAAGGGCTTAGCAGAGCACAGGGATTAGGTGTTGCAAAGCAAGTTAAGTCTATGTTTAAAGCGCAGCTCAATGAAATGCCTGAAAATGCAGTTTTATTCAACAACCCATATAAAGATGATGGTTTAGGCAACAAGCGTAATGCTATTTACAGGAAGTTCGGCTTTAAAGAGCTTAAGGGTGTTCGCGGTGGGAATATGTGGGCACTTAAAAACATGGGTAAACTCACTGAAATCCCAGATGAGCAAGCCGATTATGTCGCCAAACTCATTCGCGGCGACTCAGCTGATACCCGTGTTGATCTCAAGTGTGGCAAAGGCGCTATCTCTAAAGGCGAAAAGTGCCATGTCGGCCCAGCAACTAAAGTAAACACGGGTGCGCCGCAAACAGGTAAACGCACTAAGCGCTTAGCACTGGCTGCTGCTGCTATTGGTGGCACTGCCCTGGCGATCACCGCTCCAAAATGGACGCCAGCTGCCCAACGCATACGCAATAACGCGAAGCCGTTCGACAAGAACAACCCCCCTCAGGGAGCCACATACCTCACTGAGGGCGTTAGCGGTCGCACCTGGATCTCACAAGACGAGAAGTATGTAATTAAGACCCCAAAAGGCAAAGTAAACAAAGGAGCGTTCGCTAACGAAGTAAATACGCAGAATGCGTTGCATGCTGCGGGTATAAGCGTTCCCAAAATATACAACGCTGATCCTAAGAAAGGCGTAGTAATAATGGATTATCTAAAAAACTACAATACTGTTAAGTCACTTACACCGAAACAGCAAGGCATAGCGGTTCAAAGCGCACTACGCGAAGTAGAAAAGATGCACAGGCTCGGTTACTCCCATGGTGATCTTCACATGGGAAATGTTCTAACTAAAGGCAACGACATAAAACTGATTGATTTCGGCACTGCCGGACCTGTGACTAAGAACGGCATCTCTGATATAAATAACTTGATAAGTGCCGCAAAAGACACTAATGCTCCTCTTTTCACAGCTATGACAAACCGCAGAAAGGCACTACAGACCAAGATCAGTCAAGGCAAAGCGCTTAACCAAAAAGACCTGCTGGAGTTCCACGAAGCAGTGCGCAAAGACCTACGTCGTGCCTCCTAATGCAACTCTTTGAGCGCTACAACGCCGCCCTCCGCCGCTCCGAGGACGTCACAATCACCCAGCTCAACCGCATCCTCGACCGCAGCTTCAACCGTCTAATTCGCCGCACTCGCATCCAGATCCGCAGTGGCAAGCCCGCAGCAGATCGCAATGTGGCTCTGTTGCAGGAGTTTCGCCAGCTTGTTCCAGCGTTTAACCCGCAGCGCACGGACGCCTACGACCGAGTTCTACGTGGCCTGCTCCGTAGCTCCCACCAGAAGGGCATCGGCGTGGCGAGCGACTCCATGCGTGAGCTCACTCCCTCTCGCCGGCGCATCGACGTCTCGATCCCTATCGAAGCAACCGTCGCCGCCGCGGCCCAGTCAAAGGGATACCTCCGGCGTCACGGTCAGACCTTCGCAGAGACTGCCACCGAACTCGTTGCACAAGGTGTGGCAGAAGGTCGTCCTACGGATGCTATTACAAAGGATCTGCGTCTTCGGCTTGGTGTAGTCAAATCTCGCGCTGATGTTATTGCCCGCACAGAATCACTGCGTGCTTACAACAGCGCCAGCAGTCAGTATTACGCAGTGAATGGAATTGACTTAGTGATGTGGTACGCCACCAGTGATGACCGTACGTGTCCTATCTGTAATGCCCGCGCTGGTCGTATCTACAAGCGTGTCATTGCAAAAGCTCCTTGCCATCCGAGGTGTCGATGTTATCTAGCTCCCTGGGATCCCGAGATCGCAGCAATTGATGACACCTACGCTGCGTTACCTCGGCGCCACCGTGAAGAAGTGACGAAAGTGGCAACTGTAGGCCCCGCTGATCTCAACAGAGCTGCAGTATTTGAGCAGTTAGCCCCGCAACCTTTTGATACGCAGTAACACAAAGTAGCTATCCTGGAAAAGCCCATGTAAAGGCCGTTAGCATGCCTGCCGCCGCCCGCCGCTCCAAGCCAAAAGCCTACGAGAAGGGCATCCGCGAGGGCATGGCGATGGCCAAACGCTCCCGCGGTAATAAGCCTACTGAGGAAGAGGAGATGGACATGGGCATGAAGCCCGGCCACTCTCGTAAGCGGCGCAAACCGGCCGCCGACGGCTACGGCATGAAGAAGCCCATGGATGGCGACATGTATGGCAAGAAGCCCATGGATGCCGAGTGCGGCTGCGGTAAGAAAAAAGGCCGCAAGTGCGACGGCAGCTGCGGATCTATGCGTAAGCGCAGCGACTCCCTCACTCCGCAGGAGTACCTGACCGCCTGTGAGATGGGTATCCAGGACCGCGACGCGACCTACATCCGAGCTCGGTTGGACGTCGCTGAAGCTCGCAACGACCTGAAGTGCGGTAAAGGTGCCATTTCCGAGGGTGAGAAGTGCACTAAAGGCCCGGCGCAGAAGGTGCAAAGCGCTGGCGACATCAAGCGTGCCGGTAAGACACGCGAAAAGCGAATTGCGGCGGCCTACAAAGCTAAGAGAGCACAGGAACCAAGTGTCAGAGCAATTAAGCTAGCGGGTAAGAAACAAGAAGCCAGAATCTCTGCCACTCATAAAACCAAAATGGCTAAGCTTAAAGCTAGCGGAGCTACTAGACAAGAGCTGCGCGCAGCTAACATGAAGACAGCTACGCAGCTAGCTAAGAGCTACGACAAAACGTCTGCTCTGCTGAAATCACGCAAGCAGCGACTAAGAGAGTCGGATATGAAGACCGCAATGCAATTAGCACGGAGCTACGACAAAACATCCGCACAGCTCCGTGCCCGCAAGCGTCGCGACTCCATCTGGGCTGATGGCTTTGAATCGTGGTCTTGACTCCCGCCACCCTCCACCTCGATGCGCAGGGCCGCCCCTGCGGCGCTAGTTATATCCCTGCGAATCACACCTGCTCTAAGAAAACCAGCATCGGCAAAAAAGCCGCCGTTGCTGCAGGTGTAGGTGTTGCGGCTTTAGGCATCGGAGCTTTGGCCTATGCCGGGCAACGCGGACGTATGCGGGTGCAACCTGTTCAAGTCCGAGTGCTGCAGCAAGCACCTCGCCCTCGACTAGCCGGTACTCCAGAGCGCACACGCCTTCCCGGTATTACACCCAAAGGCTTGCTTCCTCCCGCTCCCGAGCGCAAATCGAAGACACAGCGCATGCGGGAGAACACCGCCGCCTCCGTCCGCGCCGCCGAAACCAAGCTCGCGGAGACTTCTCGCGAAGAAGTACGCCGCATCGGCCAGATTGGCAACACCATGGCCGCCGCCGGCGAAGCAGCAGGCAACCTCACCAAGACGACGATGCGCGAGATGCGCCTCCGCACCGAAGCCGCCCGCCGCCGATACGAGCCGGGCTACCGCGTCCCCGACCAGCGCCGCCTCCCCGAGGGTGTCCAATCGCGACTCACCCCGGGCAGCGTCACTCCGCAGCGCGAGCCGCTGCCGATCGACCCCCGCACCGGCCAGCCGCGCCGGCGCCGCCCCCGGGGCTTCGGTCGCCTCGATTCGGCCAGCAGAACCATATTTATCAACAAAAAGCTGCACGCTGCAGTCAAAGCAGAAGCCAAGCGCAAATTCAAGATTTACCCGAGCGCGTATGCCAACGCTTGGATGGTTCGCGAGTACAAACAGCGCGGTGGCACCTTCCGCAATGACGCGCTCGATAAGTGGTTCAAAGAAAAGTGGGTGCGCATGAGTAGCACTGGCCGGGTCCTCGGCCCCTGCGGTGATCGTTCCACG